GAATGCGGTTCGTGCGATTTCGGCGCTGGCTGGAGCAACTCGATAGCGATGCAGGTCCCATTGAAGCAATTTATTACGAAGAGGTTCGCCGCCATGTAGGCACCGATGCTGCCCATGTTTATGGCGGACTACAGGCGGTCCTAACCGCCTGGTGCGAGGAGCATCTGGTTGCCTACCAAGGCGTGCCTGTGGGCACGATCAAGCGGTTCATTGCAGGCAAGGGCAACGCCGACAAGGCGGCGGTCATTGCTGCTGTACAGACAAACGGCTTTGCGCCGGCTGATGACAACGAAGCCGATGCGATCGCCATCCTGCTCTGGGCGCTTGAGACCTGTGGAGGTGTGCGATGACCAGTTGGTCTATCCTTGGCCATGCCGCAAAGGTTCTCGAAGAGCGCCGCGATGATTACGGAGATCCTGCCGAGCAGTTCCAAGCGATCGCCGATCGCTGGTCGATCACCTTGGGCACGCCAGTGTTACCCGCCCAGGTTGCGTTGTGCATGATTGACCTAAAGCTTGCCCGGCTCGCCTTCGATCCGGGTCACGTCGACAGCGTGATTGATGTCATCGGCTATGCCGCCCTGCTGCGGGAGGTCCGCTCATGAGTGTTACCTCTCGGATCTATAACAGCGCCTGGCAGCGTGATGGCGAAGAACTCAAACGCGATGGCTGGCGAAGCGGCATCCTTGCCGTCTCGGTCAGCGACAAGCGGCTAACCTCGCTGGAACGTGAAGCCATCCGTGCGATTGGTGAACGGCTTTATGGAGGTTTGGATGGCACGCGGGCGTAAGCGCAAGGCTGGCAAGCGCTTGCCATGCGGTAAGCGGTCGCGCGCAGAAAACAGGAAGGATGTGATGGCGACCGCACTTGAAGCCCGCCGGCGTCATTACGGCGTATCAGCGGCGCAGGCCAAGGATGAGCGGCTTGGTTCGGCGCTTGGCCGCCTTGCATTTGCGGGGTATATCTCGGGGGATCAATATGCCGCTGGTGAGAATTACGGGGAGATTATAGCGCGTAACAGGGCTATCATGGGTCTCCCCATGGACCAGCCGCGCTCGGTGACAGGGATCTTAATCAACGAGGGTATCTTTGGCGGCGGGGCTCCTGACCCTGATCCTGAATTGGTTGCAAAGGTTCGCAAACAGGCAGCAGCAGCTATTTTGGTACTGAAGGCAGCTGATAGCGATGCGCCGGGCATTACTGGACGCAAGCCAAGCGTTTTGGTTCATGCGGCGGTTTGCCACGACGCCGATGCGCTGCATTGGGGTCCAGCAGACATGCGCCAATTGTGCCATGGTTTGGATGCATTGTGCCGACTATTCCGATTGCGATAGGGCAGTTTGTGACCAGATTCGCTCGCCTACCAAGATGGCTAACAAACTGATTTAATTGATATATTGTTTAATTTTATGTTGACGGGGCTATGCATTTGGCATAGTGTTCCGAAATTCGAGAATTAACAACTGCGCCCGGAGCCTACAGGCCTTCGGGCGCTGTTTCGTTCTAGCTGATCCAGCGCCGGTTGTAGATCTGGTAGGTTTCAGGATCGATCGATGCAGCACATTGGTGCCCAGCTCGGCATTCGGACACAGCATTGATCAAACCTGTGGTTGGGTCGGTCCGCTGCTCAATGATGTTGGAAGGCTCGCCGCAGATCGCTCCCGTATCATCAATCAGTTTTGGGCAAGCTTCGTTAGTGATAAAACGGCGATCAGACATAATCGGGCGCGTTAGCATAGGGCGTCTCCGAGGTCGAGCGGGTGTCGCTCAGCGCGTTCGTCGACTAAGGGTAGAGCCACTATGCCGCGATTGCGCCGCCAAGGGGATTATCCGGGCGGCGACGGTGCCAGACCACATCGTGCCGCTGGCCCACGGCGGATCGGACGACGACAGCAACATCCGCTGCCTCTGCGCCGAGTGCCATTCCAGGCGAACCGCGCAGCAATTCGGGCATAGCCGGACGGTCGCTGTGGGCCCCGACGGTTGGCCGGCCGAATGATCAGGCCCGGGGGGCGCCTCGAAAGTCTGGGGCTTTGGCGGGGGAAACCGCGCTTGGTCCAAAAAACGCGCAACCGCGAGTTAGCGACCGGGGGGTAAAATCAGTTTTTGGCGGCTTGAGAGCCGCTTAAAAAGCGAAGAGGCTCTTCCAACGATCTGGAATTGCCATAAATCATATCAATAGCCTTCTCTCGATTAGATTCCTGAGTGTGTTGGAGCTCCGAAAGCCCATGCCTGATTTGGGCGAAACAGCGCCGGCAAGCATCGAGAGCAAAGCTATTTTGGTCTGAAAGTCTCTCAACCAGACCACTTACGCTATTGAGCGTCTCTTCAGGAAAATCGAAAGCCGATTCGTTTCGAATGGCAGAGCTGCAATAAGACTCCATTCCATCGCGAAATTCAGAATACAATTTTCCTGCTTCACTAATTAAAAATGGGTCATCGCTTTCTCGTCCCCACAAAGTTCCCATGATAGCAAATCGCAATAATTTGTTTTCCTGATCAGGAAAAATTGCTTCGGCAAACTTGCTTGCGCCAATTAAAAAAGCGCGTTCCGTCAGAGCAGATCCTCGTATCCACTTCATATTCTCATCATCGAGTAGCGCAGACAGAACTTGTTCAACGCCCAGATCGAGTTTTGGTGTTTCGGGCAAAGCTTTCCTCCTGAACCGTCGGTTCGGTCCGCATCATAAGGCATCGATGCTGAGAAGTAAAATTGGACCAACTCGTTGATCGCCCAACAAAGCATCATGCACTGTGTCGCACATTCAGCTCAGCTGGTGAATGGTTCGATGAACGCGATGCGCAGCATGCATCTAACATCTAGGACAAACATGCAACAAAACTGGCCCGCCCAGAGCAGCGAGCTCTGGCCGATTAAAAAAATCACGCCCTATGCGCGCAACGCCCGCACGCACTCGGACGATCAGGTCGCACAAATTGCAGCCTCCATACGCGAATGGGGTTGGACCAATCCTATTCTTGTCGATGAAGCGGGTGGCCTTATTGCTGGTCATGGGCGTCTACTTGCTGCTCGCCAGCTTGGACTGACCCAAATCCCGACCATGGTGGCCAGTGGCTGGAGCGAGTCCCAAAAAAAGGCCTATGTTATCGCTGATAACAAGTTGGCACTGAACGCCGGTTGGGACCTTCAACTTTTGGCTGTCGAATTGGAGGATCTGCAAGGCCTCGACTTCGACCTAATGCTGACGGGTTTTTCGGACAATGAACTGCAAGGGTTACTTGCCCAAAGTAGTGAAGGTTTGACTGATCCCGACACCGTCCCTGATTTGCCGCAGACGCCTGTTTCAGTGCCGGGTGATGTTTGGATCATGGGCGATCATCGTCTTGTATGCGGCGATAGCACTGTCCAGACTGATGTCGACAAACTGATGCAGGGTGAGCTTGGTGATATGTTGTTCACCGATCCACCTTGGAATGTAAATTATGGCGCGGTCAAAGCAGGTAATGCGCAAGGATATAAGCCCCGTAAAATCCTGAACGATCATATGGACGAAGCCAAGTGGTACGAATTTGTAAGTGGGTTTTGTGCCTCATTTTATGTTGTCACGAAGCCCGGTGCGCTTGCTTACGTTGTCATGAGCGCTCAGGAATGGCCTGCGATCGACAAGGGGTTGCGCGAAGCTAAATTTCATTGGTCGTCGACGATCATCTGGGTGAAGGATGCGCTCGTCCTCTCGCGCAAGGACTATCACACCCAGTACGAGCCCTTATGGTATGGATGGAACGAAGACGGACCACGGATCATGCATGTGCCGGACCGCAAGCAGCCCGACATCTGGAGCATTCCTAGGCCGAGGGTCTCTGATCTGCATCCGACCACGAAACCGACGCAATTGATTGAACGTGCGCTACTGAATTCCTCGGCCCGCGGCGCTTTAGTGGTTGACCTTTTTGGAGGTTCGGGCTCGACGTTGATCGCTTGTGAACAGCAGGGCAGACGATGCCGGTTGATGGAACTTGACCCCAAATATGCCGACGTCATTGTTCAACGCTGGCAGGATTTTACGGGAAAGGACGCGGTCCATGAAGCTGATGGCCGAACGTTTAACGAAATCGCCGAAAACGAAGCTGCATCGGGGTCCGGTGAACGAGCAATAGGGTAAGCCGCTAAGGCCGGCGCCAAAATACCTGTAGCCCGTATGGTGATGCTTCCTGCATGCATAAGGTCTCGTCTCAGGCTTCATTTTAGATGTCAAAGCTTGTTTGGCGTGCGTTCAAGTGTGCGAGACACAGGAGCTTGGCAGTGAAGCCTGGAACAAAACCAAAGCCAACCCACCTCAAGCTCGTCACTGGCAATCCTGGTAAGCGCAAGCTGAACGGTAAGGAGGCCAAAGCAAAAGCATCGATACCTGCACCGCCGGTCCATCTCACCGCCGATGCGGTCGAGGAATGGAACCGGGTTGCAACGGATCTCTATAATCTGGGAGTTCTTTCCGAGATCGACCGGTCGGCCCTAGCTGCCTATGCGCAGGCCTATGGCCGCTGGGTCCAGGCGGAACGGGCAATCGCTAAGATGGCGCAGAAGGACCAATTAACAGGCGGCCTGATGATCAAGACTACCAACGGCAACGCGATCCAGAACCCTCTGGTTGGCACCGCCAACAAGGCAGCCGCGGACATGATGCGCTACGCTGCAGAATTCGGGATGACGCCCAGTGCCAGGAGCAGGATCGCGGCCGCGCCGCCAGAAAATGGGGGAGACCCCGCCGACCGCTTCTTCGCCTGATCGCACGCTGGCTTATGCCAAGGCCGTCGTGTCAGGCGAGACTATCGCCGGGCCGCATGTTCGCAACTCTTGCCAAAGGCACATCGCGGACCTGAAGCGCAAGGATGGCATCTGGTTCGACCAGACGGCCGCCAATCATGCCTTTGCCTTTTTCGAGGAGGTACTGAAGCTTTCCGAAGGCCAGTTCGAGGGCCAGCCTTTCCAGCTGGAACCAAGCCAGGCCTTCATCATCGGTTCGCTATTTGGCTGGAAGCGCAAGGATGGCAGGCGCCGGTTTCGCCGGGCTTACATCGAACAGGGCAAAGGTAACGGCAAATCTCCGATTGCCGGCGGCATTGGCGTTTATGGGATGACAGCCTGCAAGGAGGCGGGCGCTCAGATCTATGCGGCTGCCGCCAAAAAGGAGCAGGCCAACATCCTGTTCCGTGACGCGGTAAAGATGGTGCGGCAATCCCCAGCGCTGGCCCGTCGGTTGGAGTTCTCCGGCGGTCCGGGCCGCGAGTTCAACATAGCGCATTTGCCGTCGGGCAGTTTCTTTCGCCCGGTGTCGCGCGATACGGGCAAGACAGGGTCAGGCCCTCGACCTTACTTTGTATTAGCGGACGAGGTCCACGAGCTACCGGACCGCTCTATTATCGAAATGCTGGAGCGCGGTTTCAAGTTCCGCCGCGATCCGCTGCTGTTCATGATTACCAATTCAGGGTCAAACCGAAATTCAGTCGCCTGGGAGGAACACGAACACGGGGTCCGTGTGGCTGCGGGCAATCCCGATGCGGTGCTGGACCCGACTTACCTCGGCCAAGTCATCGACGACACGACGTTCAGCTATGTCTGCGCGCTCGATGAGGACGACGATCCGCTGACTGATCCCAGTTGCTGGATCAAGGCTAACCCGCTCTTGGGCGTGACGATCACCGAGCAGTATCTCTCCGAAGTTGTGGCCCAGGCTAAAGCCATCCCGGGCCAATTGAACGGGATCTTGCGGCTTCACTTTTGCATCTGGACCGATGCCGAAACCGCCTGGATGGCGCGTTCGACGCTGGAACCATTGCTGGCCGAGTTCGATCCTAAAGGGGGACAACCAGTCTGGCTTGGATTGGACCTCAGCCAGAACCGGGATTTGACTGCACTGGCCGGCGTCCAGCGCAATGGCGAAAAGGATGGCAAGCCGTGTTTTGATGCTTGGGTCGAGGTCTGGACGCCGGGCGATACGCTGTCGGCGCGGGTGCTGCGCGACAAGCAGCCCTATGACTTATGGGTCGCTGGCGGATTTCTGAATGCGCCCCAAGGCGAGAACATCAGCTTGCGGCAAGTGGCGCAGGCGCTGGCTGAACTGGACAGCGATTACCGCGTCGAGACCGTGGCCTACGACCGTTATGCGTTTCGCCGATTTGAAGAGGAAGTCTGTGACCTTGGCCTATCGGTCAATTTTGTCGAACACCCACAAGGCGGTACAAAACGCGGTAAACCAAAGGACGGGATGAGCGAAGGACTATGGATGCCAGGCTCACTGCGGCATCTAGAAGAACTGATCCTTGAAGGTCGGATCCGCCTCAAGCGCAATCCGGTGCTGATATCGGCAATGATGTCAGCAGTCACTGAGACCGATCGCTGGGACAACAAGTGGCTTTCCAAGCAGCGGGCCATCAACAAGATCGACGCAGCTGTGGCGCTGTGTATGGCAGTGGGGGCAGCAATGGCAGGCGACACCTCCGGCTCGATCGATGACTGGCTAAAGAGCCTGCACGCATGAACCTATTTCAAAAGGCGCTCGGATACGTCGCCCGCTCGATAGGGCTTACCGATCCGCGCCTTACCCAGGCAGTCGGTGGCCGCATGACTACTACTGGCGAAGTGGTATCCACCGCCTCGGTGTTGGGCCTCGCTTCAGCTTGGGCCTGCGTCAACCTGCTTGCCGGCACGATCGCTTCGCTACCGCTCATGGTCTACCGAACCCGGGGCGGCGCGAGGGTGGTTGCAACCGATCATCCGCTGTACATGATTTTACATAACAGCCCGAACGCTGATCAGACCGCGGTCGACTTTTGGGAGTTCATTTGTGCTTGTATCGAACTTGGCGGTAACGCCTATGCCGAGATCATAAGGTCCAGCGATGGCCGAGTGATAGCGCTCAGTGTGCCCATCGCTCCGGAAATAATGACTGTTCGCCGCCTGCGTGACGGCAGTCTGCAGTATGAATGGTCTGACAACGGTATCCGTTTGGTCGCTGCCCAGGAAAATATGCTTCACATCCGCGGATTTGGCGGCAATCCGCTGGGCGGGCTCTCGACATTGTCGTTTGGCCGCCAAACCTTTGGGTTGGCCCAAGCCATTGAACGCGCCTCAGGCGATACGTTCCGAAACGGAGTCCGGCCTTCGGGCCTCCTGAAGACGGCAGACACGCTGACACTCGATCAGCGCAAACAAGCCGAGGAACTGCTGCAGGAGAAGTTTGCAGGCGCCATCAATGCCGGGCGGCCCATGCTGCTCGACCGAGGCATGGACTGGGTTCAGCTTTCGATTAGCCCGGAAGATGCGCAGATGCTGCAGAGCCGCGCCTTTTCGGTTGAGGAGGTCTGCCGGTTTTTTGGCGTGCCGCCGTTCATGGTTGGCCACACTGAGAAAACCACCAGCTGGGGTACAGGCCTTGAACAGCAGACATTGGGGTTCCAGAAGTTCACGCTTCGCCGGCGCCTCAAACGCATCGAGCAGGCGCTTGCTAAACAGCTTCTATCGCCTGCAGACCGTCAGGCCGGGATCGTTATCGAGTTTAACCTAGAAGGCTTGCTGCGCGGCGATAGCGGCGCGCGCGCTTCCTTCTACCAGCAAATGCTAAGCAACGGCGTGATGACTATCAATGAGGTGCGCGCGCTTGAAAACCTTGCACCTGTCGAAGGCGGCGAGGTGCCGCGGATGCAAATGCAAAATGTTCCCATCAACCAGATCAGCCCTGGATTGGGGCAATCTGGCACGTCTGCTGGTCTACCTGTGCCTGATAATGGAGTTACTGCATGAACCACCTGGATTTCATCTTAGATACAAAGGCCGTTACTGACGATGGCCTGATCGAGGGGATCGCCGCAGGCTATGGAAATATAGATGCTGGCGGCGATGTTATTGTTCCAGGGGCTCTAAACCGATCGCTTAAAGGCCGTAAGTCAGTTCCCATGCTGATGTTCCACGACCAAACGCGTCCGGCAGGTGTGTGGACTGAATTTGCAGAGAGCCGCGAGGGACTGATCGTCAAAGGCCAGCTTTCGCTATCATCTCAATCTGGCCAAGAGGCTCATGGGTTGGTCCGTGATGGCGCGATTGGCGGGCTATCCATTGGTTATAGGACTATCCGCGAGCAATTGGTGGGCAAGACCCGGCAACTGCTCGAACTTTCACTTTATGAAGTGAGCCTGGTTACCATACCAATGAACGAGCGGGCGGTCATAACCAGTGTAAAATCGATCCTCGAAGATGGCCGCCTGCCAACGCTTCGTGAATTTGAGCACTTCCTGCGTGAGGCAGGGTTCTCGAAAAGTCAGGCCACCGCAATTGCGGGTAAAGGTCTGGTGCCGCTGTTCCGGAGCGAGTCTGGCAGCAACTCCTCCGACTTTCTGTCGGCCTTGATGGCGCAAATACGCGCCTGACCAATATCCCACGACTAAGGACTATTATATGAGCGATCAAAAAACGGCCGAGCAGCTTGCCGGCGAAGTCAAAGGCGTGCTTGATGCCCGCTACCATGAATTTCAAGCCAGTCTTGATGGCAAACAGGCAGAGTTGCGCTGTATGCTCGACACGCAGCATGACGAGATCAAATCTGATCTTGATAGCAAACACGACAAGGTAAAGGCCTTGGCCGAAGAGGCGCTGGGCAAAGCACAGCGCGGCGAAGATTTATCTGTGGCCACAAAGCAGCTAGCAGATGAGGCACTGACCGCGCTTAACAATGCTAAAGCCCGCCTTGACGAGGTCGAGCAAAAGCTTGCCCGCAGGGTAGCCGAAGATACCGCCCCTCAATTCAAGACCATCGGCGAACAGGTTGTAGCAGATGACGCGATTAAGGCATTTTTGGGCAATAGCACAGTGCGGGGCCGCGCCAGTGTAGAGGTAAAGGCTATCATCTCGGCGCTTACCACTGACGCTAATGGCTCGGCGGGCGACCTTATCGTGGCCGACCGTCTGCCTGGCATACTAATACCAGGCCAGCGTCGTCTGACCGTGCGCGACCTGCTGACGCCAGGGCGGACTGCTAGCAATTCAGTGCAGTATGTTAAAGAGACCGGCTATGCCAATGCGGCAGCTTCGCTTTCGGAGACCGCAGGGACAACCAAGCCGCAGTCGGACATTAAGTTTGATGTACTGACCAGTAACGTCACGACGATCGCGCACTGGGTTTTGGCGACACGCCAGATCCTTGATGATGTGCCAATGCTTCAATCCTACATCGACGGACGTCTTCGTTACGGATTGGCGCTTGTTGAAGAAAACCAGCTGCTAAACGGCAGCGGAACAGGCACGGACCTTGCCGGCATTTACACTCAGGCAACAGCCTTTGCGCCGCCGATTACGATCCCTGCAACGGTGACCCGGATTGATGTGCTGCGCCTTGCAATGTTGCAGACAGCGCTCTCGGAACTGATGTCAACTGGCGTAGTGCTCCATCCTGCAGATTGGGCAGCCATCGAACTGCTTAAAGATAGTCAGGGCAGGTTTATTGTTGGCAACCCGCAAGGCACTCTTACGCCAACGCTTTGGGGGCAGCCGGTAGTCTCCACGCAGTCGATGGCAACTGGCAAGTTCTTGACAGGTGCGTTTCAACTGGGTGCCCAGATTTTCGATCGCATGGATGCAGTGGTCGAGATTTCTACCGAAGATGACCAGAACTTCCGCAAAAACTTGGTGACAGTGCTGGCAGAAGAACGCCTTGCGCTTGCGGTCTACCGGCCCGAAGCCTTTGTGAAGGGTGACTTTGCGGCCGCAGCGACGGCAGCCACCAAGATTTGATAAAAGAGGGCCGGCTTTTGGGCTGGCCCTTCATTTTATAGGAGTACGCCCCCATGTTTTTAAAGGCACGCGATACCATTCACGTAAGTAGCGTGAGTTCAGATAATATTATTACCGGTCAGACCTTCGAGATCGACGCATTGGCAGGAGCGAGCCTCATCAAGCGGGGTCTTGCCACTGAAGTGGTGGGGGCAGCGGTAAAGTCAGAGCTTGGCGCGCTATCCAAATCTGAAACAACGCCCAAGGCAAAGCAGCAAGAAACGCCGAACGTCTTGACCAAATCTGCTGCGAACATTGCCAACAAGGCTGGTTGATGTCCGAGATACTCGTCATCGCTCCGCCACAGGACAGAGCCGTGACGCTTGAGGAAGCCCGGCAGCAACTGCGACTTGATGCAAGGGATGAGGATCTCTTGCTGGGCGCTAAACTTGATGCAGCTCAGGCTGAGCTTGAGTTGCAAACCGGGCTTAGACTGTGCGAACAGACCCTCGAATTGCAGCTTGAAGGCTGGGAAGACGAAGTCACTGTGCCGGTCCGGCCCTGCACAGTAGCTGAGATCCGCTTCACTGCGGCAAACGGCAACATGACCGTCCTGCCGGAGAGTGATTATGTCGCTCGTCGGCGCAATGGGTTTACCCGCATCCGCCCGGCTTCGGCCACATCATGGCCAGAGCTTGGCACAGACGGTCTGATCCAGATCACCTTGTCAGCCGGATTTTCAGACACAGCCCCTGATCTCCAGATCGCCCGGGCCGCGATCCTGGTCAAAGTTGCCTCTATGTTTGAAAACCGTGAAGGCGCGCCCTGTCTCGCCTTCGAGAGCCTCTTGGGACAGCTCAAATGCCGCTGGATCTAGCCTCGAGCCTCGACACAAGGATCCGGATCGAGCGCAAGTTGGTCACACGGGACCCGCAATACGGAACCGAACAGGTCACTTGGGGACAGTTTGCTTATGTCTGGGCCGAGGTGAGGGACATTCTTCCATCTAAGGCTGAACGTTTAGCGGACAGTGTCCAGATTGCTCGCAGGCCTGCGCGTATCCGGATTCGTTATTTGGCGGGGCTCGTTGCTGATATGCGCGTCATCTTCGACAATCGCATTCACCAGATTGTCTCTGGCCCGGCGACGCTTGGCCGGCGCGAGGCCATGGAAATCATGGTCGAAGAACACTCCAGTCAAGGAACCGCACCATGACTATAAAGTTGAAGGGCGGACCTGAACTGCTGCGCTTGCTTGATGAACTGCCCAAGAACCTTGAGCGCAACGTTATCCGCGGCGGGCTTCGCGCTGGCGCCAAGGTGATCCAGCAACAGGCGAAGGCCAATGTCCCTGTCCGCACAGGCAAGCTCAAGACGGCGATTGGCATCGGTACGCGGGTTGAGGGCAGTAAGCTCTCCTCCTACGTTAAACTGCGCGGAACAGGCTCATATGTTGGCCTGTTCATCGAATATGGCGTTGCGCCGCACCTGATTTCGGTTTCCGATGCAGACAAGCCAGTCCGCGAGACACGCCGCGGCCCCCGCGCAGTGTCAATCGGTACGATCAACAAGATGGTGAAACGAGGCAGCCTGAAGATTGGCGAGAACTTCGTCGGTTCCGTGGTGATGCACCCGGGCCACTCTGCCAAACCGTTTCTGCGCCCGGCTCTTGATCAGAAGGCCGAGGAAGCGGTGGGCGCCATGGGCGCCTATATCGCCCACCGCGTGCAGATTGGTGATCTCAAGGCTCCCAAGCTTGAGATCGACGACGAATGAACGGGGTTATTGCGGTCCGATCTCTCCTGGTAGGCGACACCGGGGTGGCGGCGATTGTGCCTGAAGCGCGTATTGCCGCTGGAATGCTGCCCCAGGGCACAGACTTGCCGGCGATATCGCTGATGTCGGTCAGCAGCGCCGATCGCAACATCCCGGCACCGAGCCACAAACGCCGGGTGACCGAGCGCGTGCAGGTGACCGTGCTTGCGGCGTCTTACCGCCAAGTAAAAGCCATTCTCTCGGCTGTCCGCAGGGCTACTGCCGACCAGATGCCCACCATCGACGGGCTCTTTGACGTGACCGTCCACACAGACACCGCCGGACCAGATTTCGTCGATGAGGAAACCGGCATCCATATGCAAAGCCAAGATTTGCGCGTTTCATTTAACGAGGTTTGGCTAACCTCACCTTTATAAGGACCTAATATTATGACAGTTCGGACTTCTGCTGGCACCACATTGAAGGTGTCGGTCTCATCTCCTGCGACCTTTGACGCCACAGGCTACAACGCGCTTACCATGACTTTGGTCGGCGAAGTTTCAGACCTTGGAGAGTTTGGCCGCGAGTTCAATCTTGTGACCTTCAACCCTGTTGGCAGCCGCGGCGTGGTCAAGAAAAAGGGCAGCTTCAATCAGGGCACGATGACGATCCAAATGGGTCTTGATACCGATGATAGCGGCCAGATCCTTCTGAAATCTGCATCTATGTCCGATGCAGATTTCAGCTTCCTTGTCACCACCCAGAACGGCGACAAATACTACTTTCAGGCGCAGGTGATGAGCTTTAAGGTCAATATTGGCTCGGTCGACCAGATCACCACCGCCACCGTGACGCTGGAACTCACCACCAATTCTGCCGGCGTAGGCATTGTCGAGGTGCTGGCGCCTTAGTGATCCTTCGTATGCGGCATATCCGCTTGCTTTATAGATCATGATTTGGCAATAAGATGATCGATATAAAGAGGTTTATCGATCATGCAATGGAACTGGCAAGACCCCAACTGGCCCAACTTCCGTTGGGATAGCGCCCGATTGGCTAGCGAAGAGCTTGCATTTGCGGAAAAATCTGGCGTGTTAATCGGTTCGTCTAGCCATCTGGATCAGGACAATAGATCACAGTTGGTGGTCGATTTGATGAGCCGTTCGGCGCTGGATAGTTCTGCCATTGAGGGGGATATCCTTGATCGCGACAGTGTCCAGTCTTCAGTCCGACGCCAATTGGGGCTGCAGACAGATAACAGGCGCATTGGCCCTGCTGAAGCGGGT